CTGAGGCTTAAATTCTGTTCGAGGAGGCCGCAGATAAGAAAGCACCAATCGTTGGCGATCAGCGACAGGATACCATATACCATTGCCTTCATCATCAGTTGGCATAAAGCCAAGCTTTTGGCCAAGGATGCAAAAATCGCTAATATACTCTTCGCCTTTATCTCTAAAGTCGCCATCGGGACGTAAATTATATCGCTCAAGGCCATGGCTGTTAATGACCAACTTAACTTTCATGCCATATTTCTTAAAGATTTCTTCTGCAACAGGTGCGTCTGAAGAGGACCAACCAGTCTTAGTTATCTTATCAAAATAATCCATCACTGGGGCCAAAACAGCATGAGTGTCAAGAAAAGTGGTACCGGGTATTCCACTACCAAGACCCCACAAAAATTGGAAAAACAAAGACCCAGGAAAAGAAACAGGTTTGTTCAAACCATGAACAACCAAAAATTTAAAAATTTCTAGCATCACAGGAGACATTCGGCTCTCATACTGAGGACGTATCTGGTTGATTAGACCAGGAGCGTCCACAGATAGAAAACTCATATCCAATCCAGATATGTCTATCGTGATAACCCGAGACTCTTTCCTGAGAATGTCCCAATAAATAATGTGAATGTCATCTCCGTAGATGAGTACACGATTCCCACCCTTAGCATCACAACTCAAAATTATTTCAGCCAGCCGCTCAGCGCCCTTATTGCTCCAGGAGAAACCAGGCATATAGCACGAAGAAGGATGATCAAGAGCATTTATAACCTGAGCAGTCATAAATTTCATCACGAATGAGTACAATAGACAAACTTTCGCGGGATACACATAATATGGTCGTATCTTATCAGTAAGTTCCTTGACAGTATAGACTTGTTCTTTGTTCTTCAAGAGAACAATGTACTCATCCATATTATCCTTGAAATACTGAACCTGTTCCTTAGCAACGAAGGCTTTGAATATAGTATACATTCCCATCACAATCTCCGTCTCATGGGGTTTCTTCTTCTCTCCTACTCTTGGCGACCCATAATCTGCATCTAAATTCGGTCTGTAATCTACCTGAGCTAAATCATCAAAGTATTTAAAATCTGTTCTGAGAGGCATCAATAAATTCATCTCATTAGCATTCAAAACAAAAGGT